CCGCAGCAACACCTTGTAGATATTCAAGTACTTTCTCTGGAGTAGTTTCACCGTAAGGATCGGTCAAACAATCATCAGATTTGCCGGGTTCAATAAATAGTTTTTCAACTACACCATTATCTACAACCATAGCATATCTCCAAGATCTTCTACCGAAACCAAGATTATCCTTGTAGACAAGCATATCCATTTGTTCAGTGAAATAGCCGCCGCCATCAGGAATCATTTTTACATTCTGTAAGTTAAGATCATTTGCCCATGCATTCATAACAAAAGAGTCGTTTACCGACAAGCAATAAACTTCATCAATGTTCTGAGCACAGATATCATTATACAATAGATCAAAGCCAGGGCATTGCGTATTAGAACATGTGGGGGTATACGCGCCTGGAAGAGAGAATACTACTACTCTTTGTCCAAGAAAGTAGTCTGCAGTAGTCATTTCCTGCCAATCATACTCTCCAGTTTCTTCATTAAGAACTCTGGTTTTAAAGTAGATATTAGGAAGCTGTTGTCCTACGTGTGCCATAATTTTTTCCTTAAAATAATAATATAAACTATTCTTCGTCGGTTTGTTCCACTAATAGTTGTGGTTCACCCGACGAAATTTCAATTTTACGAGGTTTTTTGTGTTCGGGGATAATGCGTTCCATTTCAATAGTCAGTAGACCATTGACAAAGTTTGCGCCAAGTACTTGCAAATCTTGAGGAAGCATAAAGCTGCGAGTAAATTTCTTAAATGAAATACCGCGATGTCGATACTCCCCACCACCATTGAAGTAATCTCCTGCCTCGTCCCATGTAGAACGTACAGTCAATTCGTCTTCTTTCACTTCGATTTCCACGTCATTGATATCTAAGCCTGCTAGCGCAAGATCGATATAATGCTTATTTTCGTTAACACGAATGTTATAAGGAGGGAAGCCAGAGGCTTGGTGAGTGTGAGGTTGAAATTGCTCCAATCTGTCGAACATTCTTTCGAATCCAACAGCAAAGGGCGACAGCTGGTTGACATTAAATCCAGTCATAGTGTTTCTCCTATTAAGCGAGAGTTAAGTTGTGTGATGGTTATACCCATCGGTTAAGTAGAACCCTATCGGCATTCTACAAAATTTATTTATTCGTCTCTGCGTTTTCCGACAAAAACTTTTTAATAAAATGACGAACTTCACGAGAAGCAGATGTATCATTGACTTTACAGTACTCAATAAACTCTTTTTTCTGTTCCCTGTTAATTTTTACAATCAAAGTGTCATCTTTTTTCATAGCCAAGATCCTTAAATGTATATATACTTTATATACGTAATAAAAATGTAATATAAAAGGAGAGTATACTAATGAAATATCTCGCAATTATCTTAATGTTTGTATCAACCACTGCACTAGCTAATGTACCTGCTCGTAACATTAATAATACAACAATCATGACAAAAGATGCTATGATTGTACTTGATAAAAGAGCCGGGGCATTTTGGAAAGTCGAAACATCATGCGACCTACCTATTACCTCTGACTCTAAGGTTCGCTTTACTACAAATGAACGTGTTATTCGAGAAGGCTCTAAAGTTACATTTGTAATCGATTCTAAAGAGAACACACATAAGTGTTCCGTTAAAAGCGTAGCTAAGGTTTAATTACCTGTACTTCCAATACCACCATCTCGGTCAGTTTTCTGAGATGGTGGTTCACTAATTTCTTCAATATCGTATTGCAACACTGGCTCTAATACACATTGAGCTAGCCTTTCTCCGTTTGCAATAACAACTAAACTATCAGAAACATTATGTAATAGAATATAAGATTCTTCTACATAATCACTATCAATAATTCCTACACCGTTCGTAAGAGTCAGTCCCTTTTTGCATGCAACACTACTGCGCACATACATTTTAAGTACGTGATTTTCTGGGATATCGAAAATAAGACCTGTGGGAACTAATACTCGAGACTCTGGAGGAATTTGTATAGAGTCTTGTCCTGCAATCATCTTAACGACAAGATCAACCTTTTTATTCCAAGCATTATACGATTTAATTCGATCGCCCTTCCCAAAGCAAGCTTTTACGTCAAAGCATGCGGACCCTTCGGTCGCAAAGGAAGGTAATGTAGCATCGTCTCGTGTTTTGTAAATTTTCATAATATAAAGTTTCCAGTTTATTTCTTGCCAATATTATACTTCACAGTGAGATCCCATTCGTCTTTCTCTTTATAAGAAATAATCTTAATTTGATTCAGAGAAGCGACGGGATCTTTTGTTTGATTAGGATCGACGATTTTAATCAATTCCCATTCTTCAAGAAGATTGACGATAGTATTTCGTCTGGCCTGATCTTCTTCTGCGAATGTGTTGTGTTTCCCATCTAATATAAACAATTCCTTAAAATGTAGAATTGCGTATCGTCCTTTCTTATGAAGGATGTGACACGATTGAAAAAGCTTTTTATCTCTACGAGACGAGATACCAATTCGTGTCAATGTTTCTTTAATCTTGAGGAAGCTGTCTGGTGTGGGAAGCTGAACTTCGACGCCTACTCCTCTAAAAATATCTTCGTTATTCATGATACAAAATCACCTTTTTTATAGTAATTAGTGGTAATGGTTTAAATCCATACAAGCTTTATTTATTTCTTAATAAAACTTAGCCACCTGTTACTAGTTTATCATGAACCACCTTCAGTTGATCTTTACTAAGCGCCTTAAGGTACATTTTAGCTACGGTACGATTGCATTGATATACCTGTTGGATTGCATCCAGATCTGCGCTTTTATCAGCCTTGGGCCACTTACTAAACCTTTTACGTTTACGCAATACACTTCGATAATATTGGAATTGAGCGGCAGCAAAAAGACCATGCCTTTGGTTCATCTCGTTTGCATGTAGAATCGTGTCTTCAAAATTAGCGAAGCCTCGATTTACTATATAGGCATTGTATTGCTTTTCGGCGAGCTCTGGATTATCACTATCATGAATTAAATCCTCTTTCGAAAAAGAAGCAGCATTCATAAAATCAAATGGACTAATATCCTTCATTCTTTACAGCCTCAATATTCTTTAGTAAGTCATCAAAATCACCTGCACAACTTTCACACATCTTAATTGCAAGCCTACCTTCTGCGGTATCTACATTCGCAGTGAAGGCTTCTTTCTTTTTAATCTCGACGTGGCAAAAGAAGCAGTCTGTGTTCTTTGAAAAAATACTAGTTAAACTCACACTCGATCATCACTTCAGTTAGGTAAGCAATCATATTGATTTCTTGATCGGCTACGAAATTTGCTTTGTACATATAGTCGGCGGTTGTCACACAAAAACCGGGGAGACTACGAAAGGCAATTCGATCATTTGCAGCGTCATAGATACGACGGAACATTTCGTTCATATCTTGATCTGAGTTTTTAGCAACCCACTTACGCATGTTTGTAAAGTCTTTTGCCTTAAGTAGATTAAAGACTTCGTCAATCGATTCTTGCTTGAGGTTGACAAAAATGCCTTCGTCAATTTTACCACTCGCAGCATAGGATTGTAGCTCAGTGAGTACTCGACGAAAGTCAGGAAAATGCTTTTCAATTACTTTAGCAACTACTCCCTTATCATACTCAACATTTTCTTGTTGGAGAATAGTGTTGACTCGCTTAAAGAACTGCATAGCAAGCTGAGGACGCTCAGTTTGTTCGATACTAAAATCAATCTCGGATAGACGAGATCGAAGAGGTTGAATGATACGATTTTTAAAGTTACAAGTAAAGATGAATCCGCAATTAGCAGAATATTCTTCTATAAAGTTGCGGAGGGCTGGTTGGACAGATGCAGCGTTGAGGTAGTCCGCCTCGTCGAAGATAACATATTTCCGACCACCTGCGAGGGAAACGGAGGAGGCAAACGTTGAAATTTCGTATCGTAGAGTGTCAATATTGACGTTGAGTGAACCATTTTTAACAACATAATCACAGCCAAGCTCGTCAAGCATAGCTTTTGCGATTGTTGTTTTACCAACACCTGGGCCTCCGGTTAGTAGTAGGTTTGGGACATTGTTGTCAGCAACGAACTTTTTGAACATTGCTTTTGTTTGTTCTGGAAGAATTGTATCTTCAATTAGTCTCGGGCGATAACGTTCCACCCATAGCACTTCATTTGATTTTGCATCAATAGACATAGATCACCAATATTCATAATATAAAATAAAAAGTTCGAAAAGGCGGGGACCGAAACGATCCCCCCTATCTCGAGAAAGGTCAAATTGGTAATTAACCTACCAACTTGTCAGCCAATTCGCCTTGCGCAACATCAACTTCGTTTTCTGCTGCAGATGCGTCTGGCTGAGGAGAGTTTTGGCGAAGATAAGCTTCGATTTTGTTACGGAGCATACCGACACCTGCCATCTCGTTTCCTTGGAATCCGCCTCGAGTCGATACGACATCGATCAACTGAAGAACGGTGCTCAAATCACCTAGAGTGATAGAGACTGGTTGCTCTTGGCCTTGCTGACCCTGGCCACCCATTTGCATTTGCTCATTCATAATTTTTTACCCTTTGTTATAAGTCGACTTTGAATCAATTGCCACATAATATGTGACTCCATTACCTTTGAACTCAGAGATACCCTTAGAGCAAAGGGTAACTTGATAATCCAATGGCATTAGCTTAAGGTTATCGGTTTTAATGATTACCTTAAATGTATCGTCAGTTTCACCAATTTCGACGCCAAAGTCATCTGCGCCTGGATTAGCACTGTCGATAGCTTTCAGATAGCACTTGCCGCTTTCGCCTACAAATGCGATCTCTGAAAATTGTAATACACCTGCTGCTTTAAGAACCGAAGAAAGATCATCGTGGGTTACATTCACTACAAAATCTTCGGACGGAATATTTATATCTTTTTCTGGAGGTGTATGAATCATACTTACGTCTGCATAGACATATTTAGTACGACGCTTACCTTCTGATATTGTAAAGTATTTATCCTCAAACTCTACATTTGGTTCATTATAAAGGCTCAAGATAGATAAAAACCTTGAGAGATCATAGACACATGCTTCCGAAGGAATCTCATCCGGTACTTCAGCAATAGCGATAAGAGTCTTTTCGGGAGTAATTGTTTTCAAAACATTACCGGGCAACATTTGAATAGACTTGTTGATAGCGGTAAAGCTTTTGAGAACAGTTAGTGTTTCACTTGAAAATTTCATAATATAGTTTTTCTCCGTTTGATTTTACTGCACCATTATATAATACGTAAGTTGAAATGTCAACTGTTTTTCTTCTTGTAGGACTTACGACTAGAAGTTTTATCGGCGGTTGCCGCAGCCCCCAACTCTGCAATGGCACCCATGTTACCTCTAAATATGTATGACCCTACATGATGAATTTGCATCCAAGGACACATCCATACTTTAAGACCGATTTCACGGGCCTTACGGCAAAAGAAGTAATCCTCTGATAGATAGCGCTTCGATTCGGGATCGATTACGCAATCAAAGTATGCTGTAATGTTACGAGATCCGTCGAACTGATTTGTACGAATATGATCTGGTCGATACTCTAGCTCAGGATAAGCATCACGATATTTTTCGAGTGCTTCTCTACTAATTAACATAAACCC